GCTGAAGGCGACAATGACGCCTGCCACGGTCCTTGCCTAACTAAATTAGGCGATACGAAGGATCGCAGTCGATGCCGCAGCAGCCGGGAACTGGATGGTGAAGTTGCCCGCCGTCGAGGTCTTATCCCCACCAAACGCCAGCACCGCAACAGCCTTATTTCCCTGAGTTGAGTTATAGATCAAAGCACCGTTGGCCGTGATCGTTGCACTCGGGAAGGTCAGATCATCAAAGTCAATGAACGCCGTCGTGCTGCTGGAAGTCGGTACCTGCGCGATTGTCAGCGTCAACCCGCCAGCCGTGTAGTTCGTGCCAGACGACGAAACCTCATCAGTTGAAGAGTACGCCGTAGTCGTGGCGCTCAACGTAGCCGATGAAGTGTAGAGCGCAAGTTTGAACGTATCAGCCGTGGTTGCAGCACGAATCACGCCCGTACCGAAGTTGTGAATACCGTCAAGGATTTCCACCTTGAATGAAGTCGCCATTGCCTGAGTAATAGCCATTAGAGGTCTCCAATTAATTGAGCAATTTCCAAATAGCCCTGTTGTGTCAACTTTTTGTCGATCATTTGACGTTCAGCTTCTTGGGCTTCACGTAAATATTTCACTAGCCAATGGTGCAGGGCTTCTTTTGAATCGACACGGAGAATGCGATTAGCTGCACGCTCCGCAATCTCTTCCACAGTATGTCCACGATGGTCAGTGGTCTGTACGAAAACTTGACCGATTTCTGTAGTTGCATCAAACATCAAGTCACCGGAACTCTAACCTGACCAGAACGATATGCATCCTGACGATCCAAACCATCGCCAAGACGTTTGAGGAGCGCCAACGCCTCCTGATACTTTGCTTCGTAGTTCTGCATCAAATCAGCTTCACCCTTCAAGTAGGTGTACGCCTCGCGCAACGAACCATAAAGCAAAACCGATTCAAAATTATCACCAATCCATGACGTACCGTAATTAACGATAGACACGGGATAATAATAGTAATGCAACTCCATCGAATACGTATTATCAGGAGTTGGTCCCAAGATCATAGTAGTGTCGTCCCAAATAGCATAATAGGCAGGTTTACCTGTGCTATTCGGAGGCGGATAGGCTTGCCGAATGTAATTGACATCTTTATTGAGCAGATATTCGTAATCCCCAGTAGTCGGGTCGATCACTGCCAATGAGAACGTCGAAAGCCAATCAGACGGTAGTGCAAGGTACTGGAAGTTAATCGTCGTCGTACCCGTCACATTTTTACGGATCGCCGGGATCTGAACTGAGTTATAAATCCGCTCTTCAGCTACCTGCACAAACGTAGGAATATTGGCTACGAAGCTCTGCTCCGTAGACTCGCAATACTCCTGAATCAGTGTAGAAAGCTGACTGTAATTCACGGCGACCAGCCCGCCCTGTACTTGGCATTGTTCTCAAGGTTGATCTGCGACACGAACTTCTTGCCCTTGGTCGCAGCACCTGCACCCTTCATATCCATGTGGGTGACGCCCTTGTTCACATCCTTCTCAGGGTAGCCGTTGCGACCTGTTGATTCGGTGTTGGGCTTTGGCTGATTGTAAGAAGTGTTTTTCATTACCGCCCCCTCTGGTTCATCACCTTCGCCATGCCGCGACCGTACTTCTTCATGTCGCTGTTGGTCTTGCCGCCAGCACGCATCTTATGCATGGACTTTTCGTGCCTACGCACTTCTTCCTTTGCAACCTTACGTATTCCGTCTTTCATCTCAATCTCCTAGGTCGTGACGACCGTAACCGTTCCAATTTCTCCAACCGGGGCAAGATCGTTTGGGGTTAATCCTGCATCATCTGCTCTGGCCCCGCCTACGGGTGCCCAGCCCCATTGTATCTCACGACTACCGGTAGCACCGTCGTTACCCACCTCGAAATAACTCAAATCGGGACGGGGATTTCGCAATGCCTGCGGGTCGTCTACCGGGTACAAGCCAAGAGACAACTGAGGTTGATCTGGCTCCCAACACTCGGGACAAACCAGAATATTCACGTTCTTGGTCTTGATCACCAAAGACTTTAACTGGCGAAGCTTGAACCGGAATCCACACCGGTCGCACTCCGCGATGGCGTGTTTGCCACTTGCAAACCTGTTTGGCATTAGTAACCACCCAAGAAGCTCTCACGTGGGACAAACCGCACTGCCGCCTTCTCTCGATCTTCCCCTGCCGCGAGATCCCACGCCTCGTTATATTCAGCCTTGAGCATCGGCATCCGAGCGTCTGCGCCGGGGATCTTCATCGACATCATATAGGCCAAACCCGCCACCATGCAGGGCAAGAAACGGAACGGAATATCTTGTCCATTCACGCCCGTACCGGGGTCGAACATCCGTACAAGTCTGGTGTAGACCAACGTCCAAGTCGTAGTGTTATCCGGCTTCGGCCATACCGTGTACTGCGGATAGACGATTACGTTGTCCGCGCCCGTCGCGCCCGTACGACGATTAATCCAGATCTGAATCGGACGACCCGTCGCATTCTTGTTGGGAATGGAGAGGTAGGTCGAAGAGGAGATACGTGAGATATTAATGTCTTGCTGGTTTGTACCCGTACCGGTGCGGATCACATGGTCAAGTAAATCTACTGTATCCACCGGAAGGTCATACGTGCCTTGGTTGTAAGTCAGAGTATCGGTATCAGTCTGCAACGTCCAGAGGTTAATACCCCGATTCGCCCAGTCCATGAGCAATAGACCAAGACTGCGCTTGGCAGTGCGAAAGTCGTAACCCGTACGCAACTCAGCACCACACCGCTCGAAAGCCTCTTCGATAATCGTATTTAGGTCGAGGTTAAAGTCCGTCGTTGCTGTAGTCTTGTCTACCATTTACATTCCCTGCTTACGATGCGGTCTCACTTTTTCTTTAATGCCTTTAGGCTGCGAAACAAATTGTTTGCCTTGAGCTTTGCCACGGCGCTTTGCAGCCGTTGTGCGAGCATATTCCGCAGGGCTGAGAGCCTTAATCGCAGCTTCCGGTAGATATCTTTCACCCGTTTTGCTAGAGGGTTTGCCACTTTTGGTTCTCCATTTCTGATCACCCCACGCTTTAAGAGACTGCTGTGGGGCTTTCATTTGTACCCGCCGCCCCGTGCTTTATAAGTCTTTGCCAGTAACTGTGCCTTTCTTGCACTCCACTGGCCTGCCCCAGTGCCTTGAACAGCACGAGCCTTAATAGACTCAAACAAACTCTTCCGCATACCGGGTTTGGTGTAATTGCCAGATTGATTGACCTTGCTCTTCACCTTGCCGCCTTCGGCATAGCCTTTCTTGGCTTCTTCCTCTCGCATAATCTTTAAAAGTTCGCCGCCATCCGTGACCCGCATCACTTCACGAGCCTTGGCATCGCTGCCATAACGCTTTATCAAAGCCTTCAAAACCCGTGCATTAAGCCGTGCATAATCCACACGATCATCATCTGCTACGCCACCTTCCTTAAAGGTTTTAATCGGCTCTCCAGTGCCCTCAACGGGTTTATTGTCCCCACGGCGTACAGCACGGGGGACTTTGTTTTTAGCAATCGCACCCATGCCGCGAGATGCCATCATACAAACTTGCCTCGGGTTTTACCTTTTTTAGCGATGCCGTCACCACGAACTTTACCGCCTTTAGCCATGTAGGTCTCCCGTTCTTTCTGTTTTTCCAGTTTGAACGTGCCTAACTTTCGCCCCATGTTCTTATATGGCGGATTAGCCATAAATTCCCTTGTAGCGTCATCAAGCATCTTTTTTCGTTCTTCTTTAGTCTGAGAGTCGTAAAGTTTTCCTTTCCACTCAAAGATTTCTTTGCCTTCCTGCCTAGCCTGCGTAAAAGCCTGCTTAAAAGTCTTATTAGGCGCTTCAAACCTAGGCGGGGCTTCTTCATACCCCGTAGGCCCGCCGTCCGCAAACTTCTTCACTCGCGGCTTGGGAGGCTTAGGCATACGCGGCATACGGATCGAAGACGCCCCAAACCGGGGCATCTTTCTTTTAAACATCCCTGCGGTGTACTTAGGGATGCGATCCATAATTAGACGATCCGACCTCGGGTCTTACCTTTCTTGGCGATACCGTCAGCACGACGCGAAGCAGAAGAGTGAGCCGAGCCACCGCCCGCATACTTCTTTACGCGACCGCCGCCGCTCATACCAGCCTCGCGCAACCTGCGACGAGCTTCTTCCGTGCCTACGCCCGCGCCTTTCATTACCCGCTCAACTTTACGCTGACCGAACAAATCACCGCCAGTTAAACGCTTAAAAGGCGAAAGCAAACGATCCTTGTAACTAGAAGTTGGGTCATCGTAACGCCCTGTACCAACTTTCGCAGAACCCGGCTTGCTGCCACGACCGCCAGAACGCGGAGTTGACGGTTTGTACTCTACTTCTTCCTTAAATTTATAAGGAAGTTTAATGTCATCCGGTTCTTTTTTGGAATTTGAACTAACAGAAGGAGACGGTTTGTAGGGGGCTTCGGATTTTTTAGAGCCTGCTACTTCAGTCGTGTACTTTTTACCCTGCCAAGTAAAGGTAGCATCACCAGTCTTACGCGCTTCACGAAAAGCCTCCGAAAAAGACTTCTTCTTTGGCGCTTCAAAATCTGGCGGAGACTCTTCGTATCCGGCCTTGTTGCCCATTTCGTCGGTACTACCACCGAGCCTGAATTTCCGCATTTTGCGTTTCATTAGCACATCCCGCCCATACGCATCTTGATCTGCTTGCCTTTGGTCTTGCCCTTGCTGGCGATGCCGTCAGCAGCCTTGCGGTAGGAACCGCCGGTTTTGCCGCCCTTAGAATAGGTCATGCCACCCATATTCATTTTCTTGGTCATGCCACCATCAGAATAGGACATGCCGCCCATATTCATTTTCTTGGTCATTTTCATCATTTTAGGTTTCATTCTCATTTCGATTTACTCCTAAATTTACGGCCCTTATCGGCCTTCATGAATTCTTTCCCCACTTTCGAGGAAATACCTAATCGCTTGGCTGCTTTCGGATTATTAGCGACCAAGGCCATTAATCGATGTTGTTTAGCGGATTTACTAGGCACGGTTTTTCCACTTCTTAATCCAGCCTTGCACGGTTTTGGTTTCGTAAATACGAATCCCCGTCCACAAGATAGTAAATATCGCTGCAACTGAAGGAAGCATTTCGACTAGAGTCCCTATTACCGTGAAGACAGATAATGCGTCACCCACGTTTTTCAGGGTTTCAACATTTTCATTTTTCATTTTTAACAATTCCATGCGCGAAGCGACTTGTTGATACGGAGTTTGGGGTCGTTGGCGGTCTTGGCACTCGTAAGCTTTTTCTTCATCCCCGACATTCGCGCACAGAATGATTTCTTACGAGGCCCGCCTTGCGGCTGTGGTGCTTTCAGCCCCGGCTTACCGGGATTGGCACGGTTATAGGAAGCCCTGCCTTTGGCATTTAAGCCGCCAGCAGGATTTTTGCCTTCTTTCCGCTGCCATGCGGGGGTTTTAGCCATATATCACCATTAACGAAGTAACAGTGGTAAGCGTGGCGTGTATATCCGTTTGAAATAGCAACCCCTCTCCCGGCATAAGAACATAGTTCTCGCTGGTGGACGAAGCCATCGTATTGACCGTAATTTTTACAGAGCCAGAAGCACCGCCGTCTCTTAGAACGACACTCCCTGCACCACCAGCCGGAACGATATAAATAGCCTTTACGCGGTTCCGACCTAGATTATTACTGGCCTGATCCTGCATCTGCCCTGTCGTCGTTCGGACGGCACTGGCTAAGACATCTGTTTGCATTGTCGTACCCTCCTAGGGTTAGGGGGTATTAGCTAGCAGAAATAGCAGCCAGAGTGTCTACACGCAGCCAGTTGGTACCGTTGTAAAACGCAAGAACCGGGCTACCCGCAGCGCCATTTGAGAAATAGGCGACAGAACCGGCTGACACATTGGACGTAGGAGCCGTAGCAACCGTGAAAACGCCCAGATTGACTGGACCGCTGAACGTAGTTTGAGCCATTTTAATTACCTCACATGCGAGTTGTGCTTACCAGTCTGCATGTCGTCAGTCGGGCCTGTCTGGTAAGCAATTTTTTCCCGATGATCTTGTATAACATCAAAAAAGAGGGGCCACAAGCCTCTAGGTAACTTGTGGCCCCCCAATTCCAGCTAGCTCACCAAAGAACTATCAGGACGAACCCGGCGAACCGAACATGCCGAGCGGATCCGACCAGCCGAAGCTATAACGCTCGCGGCTCTTGTACCGGACGTTGCCGGTGTCGAAATCGCCGTCCATGCTGTTTTGCAGCGGGGTACGAACGAAGTGCTTCATGCCGTTCGGAACGTCCGTGGTCAGGAACCACGCATTCGTGTCGGTCAAGAAGTGGTTCACCGTGTAACCGCCCGGAATCGACCCCATCGCCTTGAGAGCGTTGATGTCGTTATCAGCAGTCGAAACACGGAGTTCCGTGTCGAGGAGACGCTTGGCAGTGAACATCAATGCCGGGGGCACGATGAGCTTGCCGGGCTTCGCCGCGATGAGGAGACTACGTTCGTCAACCCAACCAGCAATCTGAATCACCGCTGCCTCAAGCGAAGTTTCGTTGAGGTCAGAAGCCGTCAAACGGTTGCTGTTGACACCGCCCGAGACCAGCGGATGCGAAGCCGAGAACAGGGCCACACCGTCACCACCGGGGTAGGACGCTGAAAAGCCGTTGTTCAGGACCGAAGCCGCTTTGACCTGCTTCGTGTACGCCATCGCTCGGGCGAGCGCCTTGGTGTATCGCTTGGACAGCGAATCGTACAGGTTGTCTTCAACCGCCTCTTCCGTGATGGAGAAGCCGAGAGCAATCGTCTCGTGACTGTAACGAGCAGTCCATGCTTCCTGTGCGTTGTCATACGCAATCGCAGCACCTTCGGCCTTCACCGGAGCGGCGCTGAAACCAGAAAGCTTGGTCTCCTCTTCAAAGGAACGCTCGGAGGTCTCAGTCTCGTAGATCTCCTTGTGCTCCTCACCATAGTTTTTGTACTCAAGGCCAAACAGGGCATTCAAACCCGGAAGGAGTTCCTTAAGTAACTGTGCACGTGAAATAGCCATGTCTTAGAACTCCCCTATTAAATGCCGAGTGGGTTGTTGTAAGCGTGACCACCCACGACCAGAGAATTACTCGTGAGGTACGATGCATTGAACTTCACGATAACTTCGGGATAGTAGGTAGTGCCGCTTGACACAAAGGAAGTGTCTTCAACCACATCGACGATACGGATCGGCAGTGAACGAGTAACAGCCACAGAGCTAGTCAAAAGCCCCTGCTGCGAATCGCCCGAAGAGGTGTTTAGCGTATTGGCAACCAACGCAACGTTAGAACCAACATCGCCATACACAAAGCCGCCCGTGGTCGAAACCACAAGCGAAGCCGTTACGCCTACAGCTTTAAACAAGGTATCTGGATCATCCGCTACGTATGCGTAAACAAACGTACCAGCCTTGACCGAAGTACCCGAAGTCCACTGCTGTGAGAAGGTCGGCTGACCCGTCACAGAGGAAACAAACGTGCAGCCCAAAAACACACCAGCAAAGCCAGCGTCCGGGGGCGTGGTCGTTTCCGTAGTTACAACAACGGTGCCATCCGATGCGAATTTCAGCGGGTCACCAAAACCAATGCTTGACGCACCGGAGTCGATACGACGCTGACGGGTCGAACCGGCAAACACCTGCCCGCCGATTATATTAATCGGCTTCAAGCCATAAGGCTTGTCGATAGTAGGATATGCCATTGATTACTCCAAAATAAGTTATTTGCCCTTGCCAAACGAAACCGTTGTTCTCTTTTCATTAAAGAGCGGCATACGCTCGTCGTTTAGCCTCATAAAGTTGTTATCTACAGACTGGATCTGAGCCTTGGCTTGCTGCGCGTAATAGTCATCACGCTGCCGCATCAACTCAGCCGGAGCCTTGCAGAGCAACAACCCACCGATTTCGATATTGCCCTTAAACCGGGAATTCGGATCGGCTTGCATCATCAACTTGGGCTGGTCTTCGGCCTTTACAGGCTCCCAACCTTCCCTAAATTTCGCGGATGTATTGGAGGGATCTGCTTGTCCCATAATACTGGTCCGAATCCAACGGAACACCCAACCGTCTTGTGGCTCCGGTTCAGGGAGCGTTTGAGGCGGGGTCCACATTGTTTTGCGTTGCGCGAAGTCTCGATTTTCGAGTTCACGTGCGAGTCTGCTGTCAGCCATTGTTGTTCTCCAGTTTCATTAATTCACGTGCGTACTCTTGGTTGCTTATGCCTAGTTTTTTGGCAAGGGCAACTTGAGTTTGGTTCAGGCGTACCTGACGGGGCGCAGTATTCCGCGTAACCGGAGCCACCACATTGGCTGGCTTATTTGGGCGAGCAGGCTTTTCCTGCTTCGTTTGAGGCTTTTCATCCACATCAGCATCGTCAAATGCTTCAGGGAATCTTTTCCTCATAGTGTCGTCGACTCGGCGGTAATACTCGTCAGAATTCGGGTCCACGCCGCTTCGGACTAGTTTTTCATGCAGGCCAAGTGCAAGGGCGGTCATTTCCTCGTCCTCGCCAAACCAAGTATTTCTATCTTTCCAAGCTTCGGCCTTTGGGTCGGGCTTGGGTATAGAAGGTTCTTGATTAACTTGTACCTGTTGGACAGGTTCTACTACTTCTTCAGCCTGTTGTAAAGAAGGTTTTATACGAGAGATATTCTGAAGTTTAAGTTTGGCATCTGTCAGGAGTTCCTGTGCAGAAGCGATTTTGTCTCCATCTCCTGCTTCATAAGCCTGTTTCAGGCGTTCTTTAGCCAGATTTAAATCAAAATTAGCGTATCTCTCAGCCTCTTTAACAAAAGCCTGCTCGTTATGTCCGAGCCGTTGCTTGAGTTGTTTAACCTCATTTTCACGGGTTCGGGCAAACTTAATAGCTTCTTCACGTTCACGAATGGCCTGTTCTTTTCTACGGCGCTCATCGTGATAAATCCGTTTCATCTGAGACAGGCGTTTCTGCACCTTCTCTGAATACTCATCTAGATCTTCGTTATCGATCTCCTTAACTGTACGTTTAGACAGGGGTTTACGATCCTTGTCTTCCTCGGGAGTATCGTCTTCAATCTTTACTTCAATGTCGTCGCTAACCTCTTGTTTAGCTTCAACTTTTTGTTCCTCTTCGGCTTCAGATATTTCTACCTCTTGCTCGTCAGGGAACTTATATTCGTCACGTTCAGCCATGATGTTTTACCTCACGCTCTGCGGATTCCACGGGGATCTTCGACCACCGCTTCTACCGTGTCGTCGTTAATTAGCCTAAATTCCCGACCGTGAATAACCACGCGAGTGCCGGAATAGGGGCGCGTCAGGACAAAATCCCCCTTCTTGCACCACGGGCCAGTAGGAAACCGGTCAGGGTCTTTGTAGCAAAGGTCGCCCATCTTCACGACAAAGAGTACGACCGTAGTCAGTTCTTCCGTGCGACGAGTGTCATCTGCCTTAATAATGCCTCCCTCAAACTCCTCTTCTACGTGCGGCACAGCGCACAAGATTCGGTAGCCTTTGGGTTCTGGCAGGAGTTTAGCCTTGGAAGCCTCTTCCTGTGTTTTTTCAATATCAATCGTACTCACTCTTCCTCCAAGCGTTTCGCAAGGTCTCTAATGTGGTTGCACGCGAGGTCGAGACCTTGTAATGCCCCGCAGAGTCTTTTGTATTCACCCTCGTCCAATTTGCCTTGGATCAGGGTTTCAATAATTAATGCGCGCTCTTCCTTGAGTTTTGTATCCAAGTACTCTAGAGCGTTTGAATAAGCCATTTATTACCTCTTCCGTTCTGGCATCGGTGGCGTGACCCGACGTTGTTCTGACGCCTCTTTACTCTTGGCGATATCCACGCCAAGCCGTAATCCCTCAAGCTGCTGTCTGTTGGACTCTTGCGCTTTGTGCTTCTCAATGTCCGCACCCAAGCGTGCTGCCTCAAGCTGCTGACGGCCAGAGATCTCTGCCTCTCGCAGTCGCAACTCGTCTTCCTTCGCCGCTGCATTTGCGTATATCTGCTGCTCTTTCAGGCGTATCTCTTCCGCCTGCATCTGAGCCTCCATCTGCGCCTTCATCTGCTTGGTCTGAGCCTCCATCTGCTTGATCTGGAGGTCCATCATCTGCATCTGTACAAGCGGATCTTGTGCCTGCTGTTGAGCCTGCTGCATCTGCATCTCCGCTGCATCCTTCTGGAAGAGCCGTTGTGCAGCCACCGCAGAGACCTGCGAGATCTGAACCTCCATCTCTGGAGACAACTCATACTCTTCAGTGTCATCTGCGGGTATCGGCGGCAGAGCCACACCAAGTTGTTTCTCAATCTCTCGGCGGTACTGGAACGCCAAGTGCTCCATGATGTGTGCTTGAAGTGATGCAGTAATCTGCTGTGCCATCGGGTTCTGCCCGATCAACTGAGCCATCTTCGGATCACTACCAAAGGCCATGTGCACAGCAATGTGTGCCTCGTGATCTTGATAAATAAACGCCTTGAGTGGTTTTCCCGTCATCGCGTCCATGTTCTCCGTCACCGGATCACGCGGCTTCTGATCGTCAGGCATCGGGACAAGTTTCTCTGCGTTCTTAACCCCAAGCACTTCAATCATCTGTCGGTGTAGCAGCGGGAGGTTATAAAGCTGCGGTGCTCCTTGGGCCAACTGCATCACGGCTTGGTACTGCACCACCTTCTGACTCATGGTGGCCGCGTTCGGGTCCGACACCGGGATGACATCTACGTTGTCATAGTCAGATTTCTTCGCACTCGCCTTACCAACTTCCGGCTCGTACGAATATTCTTCTGGCGTATTGTCTCGGATGATCCCAGCGAGGAGTTTGAACTCCTGCTTCATCGCGTAGTAGATGCGGGCCTGCACAGCCGACATCACTTTCAGAACTCTCTCTAGGATGGCTAGTGTGGTACCGACTGGCGCTTGGTTCGACATATCACTGATCTTGAGATCAGACACCGCAGCGAAGCGGCGTCCTTCTTCAATGATTTTGTCAAGGAGAAGAGACAGGGTTTGCGAGGGTTCCTTATAGGGCAGGGGCAGGATATTGTCCCGCACGGCCCCACTCGGTACGTCTACATCTCGCCATTCTCCGGGTGCAATCGGCGTATCATCTCCCTTAATTCGGAGTCCTCGGGATTTGAGTCCGCCGGGGAGATTTGAGAGAGTTCCCGCATCGACAAGTTGGCGAAGGAGGGACGTTGCAGCTTTACTGTGTCCCC